TTTGACATCTCGATAATAATACCAAGCACAAATAGTCTGAATCGCTACATAGCAGACACTGTAGTCTCGAAAGCGGATGGAGACGTGAGAGTTCTCGAAGATGTAGTCAGAAAGCTCACAGTAGACGAGGTCGAAGACATAATACAGCATCCGAAGTCTAAGTTCTTTCGAGTATATGGACGCGATGAGAATATGCTGAATGAGCTTGGAAGATACTTCGATGATATGCGGCGATACAAGAAAGGAGTCTTTGTTCGACACATGGTAAAGGATCAGGAGATAAGAGAGCTGCTAGACCTGACTATGAAGCTCAGCGAGGACAAGTATGCAGAGTATGCTAACTACATCAACGGGCACGATGTGCTAATAATCGACGATACGATAAGTCGAGGACAGAGCATATCAGAGATGCTAAATATCATCAAGACAAGCTATGCGCCAAGATCGATAACAGTCCTCACTCTGATGTCAAAACTGTACTAAATTTCATAATTTCTCATATTTTTAGCGAATTCACGCCGATTTTAGGCGTGAATTTTCTCATTTTAGGGGTTTAGATTTCTCTGAGAAGTTCTTATATTGTATATGTTAACTCATCAAGGACCAGCCGATGAACTCCATAGAAGTCACAAAAGAAGCTATCGAGAACAAGTTCACCAACGCCGTAGACTACTTCGGCCTCTACATACCGAACATGCTATCGTTCTATGCTCTCTTCACGAAGCGCGTCAACAACAAGATCAAGTCCATTCGAGTCTGCGTCAAGACCGACGTCACTCCTTACCTCGAATACAACGAGGAATGGGTCTGCTCCATCGACAAGTCTGTCTTCGTCTTCATCATGGCCATCGAGCTCTACCGTTTCATTCTTCATCACTGCACGCACCGCGAGCTTCAGGGACCGAACGCTTACAAGGCCTCTACCGCTGTCTGCAACTCTAAGGAGCTCCAGTTCTTCCTCTCCAGCGCTCCGAGCGACATCGCCGAATACGTTCGCAAGACCGTCTGGTCCAAGAAGACCATCGAGGAAGAGATCAACAAGAACATAAGCAAAGATGACTTCTACTACGAAGCCGTCTTCGATCTGCTGAACCAGCATCAGGAACAGCAGCAACAGTCTCAACCACAGAACGACCAGAGCCAGAGCGGCGAAGGTCAACAAACTAAAGAGTCCAAGAAGGACAAAGGAGCCGAAAATGGCAAAGACAAGAACGATAATCGCGAAAGCGGAGATTCCGGCGAAGGCGACCAAGATCAAGAGGATGCGGGTCAAGACTCCGAAGACAAAGGAGAAGAAAACGATCAAGACGGCAGCGGGGAATCTGACTCCGAAGGACATGATGAAGGTCTCGGAGGAGATCAACAATCTGACTCCGAAGACGAGAGCCGTGGTGATGGAGATGCTCAACATCAGCCTGGAACTGGCAGTGGAGAATCTGACTCAGAAGACTCGGATAGCGACTCTGGAGAAAGCCATGAAGGACGATCTGGCCGTGGTCAGGGTGGAACCCAGCAAGACAACTTCGACCAGTGGAACCAGTCGGTCGAAGAAAACACGGAAGAGTGGGGCCAAAACAACATCGTAGACGAGATGATCCGCGACGTCGTGGAGAACAAGTGCAAGATCACTGGCTGGGGCAAGCTTAGCGGCGATCAGGTCGAAGAGATCATGCTCAAGAACAAGCGCAAGGTCAACATCGTCCCGATCATCGCCGGCTTTGGCGCTACCGTCCGCAGCCGCAAGCGCATCTCCACTCGTCTTCGCGTCAACAAGCGCTACGACTATCTGCCGGGCTACCGCACCGACCGCAAGACCCGCATGCTCTTCGCGATCGACTCCAGTGGATCCATGAGCCAGTCCGACATCGAGAAGGGCTGCGCTATCCTTCACAACTTCTACAAGAAGACCGAGATCGATCTGGCATTCTGGGACGCTCAGATGGTCGAGCCGACCAAGCTCACCAAGAACATCCAGAAGATCGAAGCTCCTGGTCGCGGCGGCACGGATCCTGCATGCATCGGCGAATGGCTCAAGCAGCACAACAAGCACTACGACGGCGTCGTCATCTTCACGGACTGCTACTGGGACTGGAAGGAGAACAATCTCGCTCCTACTCCGATCTTCGTCATCTCTTCCGAACAGGAATACAAGGTGCCGCAGTTCGTCAAGCATCACGCTTCGATCCAGCAGCTCACTCACGTCTTCGAGGACTAGAGGAAAAATCTTATATCTAAAGCATGGAGTGAATCTATGAATGAAGAATTGAAGAATGCTATTTCATTGATCGAGTCTTATGGCTACACTGTCGCTAGAGGCCGTATAGATGAGGGTATTGACATAGATCGGGATAAAAAGATCGTATCTTTCACTAAGAAACATGAAGACAATGTGGACACATCGATCGAGACTAATCCGACATTCGATATCACTACCGTCAACGGCGTTCAGATCTGGTCTATCTTCAAGCGAAAGAATAGCAGTCGTGGAGACGGCAATCCTCTCATATACGCTTTAAAAGGTGAAAGAGGATGGAAATTCAGAAGCGAGTACGATCGAAAGAAGGTTCTAGAGCAGTTCGCTTCGATCACTGACAAGTTCGTCAAGACGCATGGATACGAGATCACTCTGCTAATTCCGAGCTCTAGCCGTCTGAACAACTATATAGCAGAGATGATAGAGCAGAAGAGCTCAGGTCCAGTAACTATTATAGATGATCTGATCATCAAGCTGACTACTAGTGAAGTTGAAGAGATAGTCAGGAAGCCTAACTCTAAGTTCAACAGACACTACAAGACCGAGTATGAGAGAAGACAGGCGATTTCAGATTTTGAGCGTTATCTTGACAATATGGACCGAGAGAAGGGAGGTAGATTTGCTAGACATTATATTCCAGACTTCGATATGAGAAAGCTTATAGATTCTACTTTGAAAGTCAGCGACGATAGAGCCGCAGAGTATGCTAATATGATAAATGGAAGTGATCTTCTAATAATCGATGACACTGTCACAAATGGCGACAGCATAAGAGAGACTATTAAGCTTATTAAGCAATGCTATGCACCTAAGAGCATAACAGTATTGACGCTGTTGTCAAAGCTGTATGAGATCGAAAACAACTAAAAGAGACTGTATAGAATGAACAAGAGAGAAATCGCTAACTTCATCCACAAGTTTGTCGAGTGGAAATATCACGGTCTGATCGCATATAGCGAGATCGAGGACGCAGTGATCGAATACCAAGACGGACGTTTCGGATTCAACTGTCATGCAGTGCTTGAAAAGAACGAGATCGACATCGACCAGTTCAAAAAGGACTTCGCGGATCTGCTGCTCATCTTCAACAGGACATAGAAAAATCTAAGAAAATCCCAATTTAGTGGTTTAGAATTCTCAAAGAATTACCTATATTTTAGATAGAGGTTAAAAGATGAATCTGATAGAAGCTATAAAGGCAATCGAAGAGACTGGGCTATATCGAGTAGCGCCTAAGAAAGACGATAGAGAGCCGAAATCGGCTCTCTTGACCGAAATGGCTAATAAGTGGAAATCTCATACTGGACTTCCGATGAACATCTGGATCGATGAACGACAGACTTATAAGCTGGGTAAGCACAGTAAGAGAATCAAATTTCAGCTAGACACTAGCACAAAGCTTCACCCAGACAAACAGGCATCGATGGATTTGAACGGAATCGTTCACAATTATGATGAGGCTAGAAGCGAGCTGTCTGAACGAGATATCAGAGATCTACGAAATTGGGTATGGAACAACACAATAGCTCTAGACTTGGTAGCTGATATGCGTCTCCCTCTCGACGACATCTTTCCATATATGATTAAGGGAACTGAACTAGCTTCTGAAGAGCAGCTTAAAGAGCTAGCTAAGCGCTGTGAAGAGCTTAAAATTGAATGAAAATCTAAGAAAATCTCATTTTAGGGTTTAGAGTTTCTCTGAATTTACTTATATTGTATATGTAAACTAAAAAGAGCCACTTCAACAAGGACCAGAAATATGCTCTCGAAAGTCTCCATCGCCGAATTCATCGATCTCGCCATCTGCTGCCCCGCACGCAAGGCTATGCTCGCCATTGGCGAGTTCGGCATCGGCAAGACACAAGTCATCCGCCAGATCGGCAAACAGCTCGGCCTCAAGGTCATCTGCTTCGACTGCACCCATCTCAACGACGTGGGCGACATCCTCGGTCTTCCGTCTATCAAGGACGGCAAGACGGTCTTCAACCCCACTTACTGGTACTCCCCGGACGAACCGGTGCTGCTCTTCTTCGACGAAGTCTTCCGTGCTAACCCGGACGTTCGCAACGCTCTCATGAGCCTCTGTCTCGACCAGACCATCGCTGACAAGAAGCTCGCTCCGGGCTCCCGCGTCTTCGCCGCTGCTAACCCTCCGGGATTCCACGGCTACGAAGGCGAGATTCCTGACCCGGCTCAGCTGTCCCGCTACGCTGCTTACTGGCTGGATCCGACTTTCAACGAATGGATGGCTCACGCCAAGGAGATGAAGATCCATCCGTCCGTGATCGACTACCTCTCCAAGAACAAGGGAGATCTCGATCCGTTCTCCAACGCGAAGGCTATGGACGTCGGCGCTGGTGACGGCTCCGAACTCGTCGTCCTTCCGTCCCGCCGCTCTTGGTTCGACGTCTCCGAGAACCTCTACAACGCGGAGAAGATCAAGAACGTCAAGAAGCTCAAGAGGGACTTCGTCATCAACGTCCTCGCTGGCTACGTCGGTCCGACCATCGCGGTCAAGTTCGTCCCGTTCTACGAGAACGCTTCCTCCGCTGTCGGCGCTGAGGACATTCTCCGCGACTGGAAGTCCATCAAGCCGAAGAACGACGATGAACTCTTCGACGTCGCGACGGCTACCAAGCTCGCCAACGACATCAAGATCTTCGTCACCTCTTACAAGAAGGACTCCAAGAAGGACGTCCCCGAGAAGTGGAAGAAGAACTTCTCTGCCTTCATCCGCGAAGGCATGAGCAAGGAAGCTCAGGTTGCCATCATCAACAACCTGATCTACCAGGACATGATGGCTCAGGAAGACTGGGTCTACGACATCTCCGACGAAGAGATCCAGTCCTTCTACGAGACCACCATCGCTGCCAAGGTCGCTTAGCGCAAGCTTCCCTTAGCGCAAGCTTCCTTATCCTTCGGTCCCGCCTCCATTAGTTCAACTGGTCCTTGTCTACATCGGAGGCGGGACCTTTTTGCAGATACAGAAAAAGGAGGACTTGCGCCCTCCTCTCTTTTTATGCAGTCAAGATATTCTTACAGATCCTTGAGCTGGGTAGCGTAGTCGTACCACTTACGAGCGTCGAACTCTTTTCTACGGTCCTTAGAATAGGACTTAGTCGGGGTCAAGAAGCCGACGATGCGGGTGAACTGGTCATAGATCGGCTCGCCACAGACTGGACAAGTGTCGCGACCTACGAATCCGTGATGGTTTTTGCAGGCGTTTATCTTGCTCGAAAAAGCGAAGTAGATAACACCAGCCTTAGCTATCTTGTTGAGCATATCCCAGGCTACGTCCTTACTTGGGAAGTTCGACTCGATATTGATGTGAGCGATAGCGCCACCGGAGCACAGATCGTCAAGAATTCCAGACAGTCTCAGCTTCTCTTGAATCGTGCACTTCTCTTTGAGAGGAATCCACTGGTTAGAGTAGATGAAGTCGTCGTTTCTGTCGTATAGCAGATTGTCCTTCTGACAGAGAATCACGGCAGCTCTCTCAGCAGGAACAGACTCAATGTTGAAGCTGTACTTGTCAGTGAAGTGATCCTTGACGTCGTTGATCACGTCGAAGATAGCCTGAGCTAGCTTGATTCCTTCGTCCGTGTAGCTGTGATTTCCGAACTCGTCTATCTCGATAAATCCGAATTCTTTGATCGTCTCGTAGAGCCCAAGGATTCCTATAGTGCTGTACTGGTGCGAGATATTGATTCCACCATCGCAGTAGTTTGGAAGAAGTCCCTTCTGAACATTTTTCTCGATGATTGATCTCTGAACATCGAGCAGCTTGCAGCACAGTTCAGTTCTCTTCTTGAGTAGCTTAAGGTAAGCATTTATTGTAGAGATCTTCGAGTCATTCTTCGGCTTGTTCGCTTGAGCTTCGATAGCGATTCTGACCAGGTTGATCGTATTGACCTTTATGCTACCAATCTCAGTCGCCGTTCCTCCTACTGAATTAGCGAATCCAGTGAGCTTCTCGCCGTCTTTCTGTAGTCCATCTAGATGGGATCTCAGGCGACAGCAATTCGATAAGCTGTTGATGTCTTCCGATACAAAGAAGTTAGAGTCATTCCATTTAGTGTTGTGATCTGAGCACCAACGAGCAAACTCTTCATCGACGAATTTGCCGTCCTTGTACTGGAGCGACATTGTCAAAACGGGGAACGTAAACATGTTCTCAGATCTGATCTGAGATACGACTTCCATGAAGATCTTCTGATGCTCGATGAACTCTTCGACGCAGTCGATGAAGAGAGTGCCGTCAGGGAACTCGACACCTCCGAACAAGGCTTCGCAGTACTCGTGATCAAAGATAGACACGTTCACGAATGCAGTCTGGTCGATGCGCATAAAGGGCTGATTCAGGCGGTATATGAGCTTCTGGAAGCTCTGCCTTAGATAACTGTCAGGGTCTTTGGTATAGAAGCCATGCTGCACGTCTTTTCGCCAGAAGTAGTAGGTCCAAAGAAGGATGTTAGGTAGACCGACTGCACCAGAGCTGCGATTGCTCATGAAGCTCACGAACTCGATGACGTCGTCTAAGAATGTCGTCAGGTGCTTAGGCGGGATGTTGTTGTAGTTCTTGAGGAAGAACAGACCCTCTTTCGCTAGTCTAGTGAGATCGTATGCGAAGCAGTAGCCCATGTAGGTCGAAGTGCAAGCGTCATGGAGATAGAAGCCGCCGCTGTACTCTTGATTGAGCCACTCTCTAGCGGTCTTCAGGCCATACTTCTGCTTCAGCTCCAAGAAGAGCTTGTTGAATGCGAAGATCTTGTCTAGAGGCTTGTCCTTCTCGTTGAGAAGCGCTCTGATGTCCTTAGTAGAAGCGTTAGCGTTAGCGTCGATAGTCACGTCCGCCGTGACTGCGTTCTTCGCAGTGAATGCGTCGATGAAGTCAGAGAAGTTCAGATTCTTCTCCGCGAATCCGTTTAGAATCTCGAAGTCTTCGCCATATGCCTCTTCCAGATTGTTTAGCGCTTTGCTGAAGTCCTTGTTGACCTTCAGCGGAATGTTGAATACAGAATTGTTGACTGCCATTTGAATTCCTCTATTTGTTCAATAAACTTTACACAAGCCACAACATGAACTAGCGTGAGAAAGTCGATGCTAACTCACGCTGTCTAGATTAGTCTCTGTTTTCTGGAGAATCTGCTGAGAAAATCTTCTTGTACTTCCAATTTAGGCCGAGAACTTCATCACTACTCTCAAACATAGAACTATTTCCTCTTGCAGTTTGCAGCTTGTTGTCAATTATATATATGAGTCGGAGCTCTAAAAATTGACGGTTTCTCTAAGCTACTCCATGTTTCTCTTGATCCACTCGATTCCTTCCCTGAAGTCCATGACTCTTCCGTCGACTTCTAGAAGAGGAGCCATAGAGAATCCTCCAGCAGTAGCGACCTCTAAGACCTTAGCGTTGTCGTCGATCTCTTCGAATTCGATCTTGGCTTCTCTGAGCTTCTTCTCCATCACGTTGCACTTTGGACAGTGCGTAGTATACATCTTGACTGTCATAGGTCTGACCTCGGATGCTAGTTGCTCAGAGTAGCGACGAACATCGTCTTCTTGTACTTCGGACCCTTCGGCATCTTGCCTGGCTTCTCAGGCTCGAGATCTTCTTCGCGAGCATGGAAGTACGGAATGACCATCTGACTGACTTGCTCTGCTGCTATGTCAGTCTCGAACGTCAGCTTGTAAGTCGTCTTCTGCTTCTTCAGATTGCGCTTCACCGAGATCTCAGTGACCTTGCACTGCAGCTTAGCTTCACCGAACTCGAGATCGATCTCGTCATGCATCTCGACGGTGTGCTTCGTCCAGCTGTCAGAGTCTGCGATCTTCTCGAGATCAGCACGGTCGGTAGAGTTCTTGAAGTATCGGAGAAGATCGATAGGACCTTCTTCAGTAGTCTTGATCACGATCTGGGAGTAGACGATCAGGTCTTCTTTCTTGGTGAAAGCCTTGTAGCCTTCGAGTGTAGCGTTGTCGATAGTTACGTTCATGAGTTACCTCTCTATTTCAGTTACAATTTACAAAAATGCTGCTGGATCAAATTTCTGTCCAGCAGCTCTTGTCGAACGATAGAGAGTCTATAGACGGTCTAGCCTAGATATTGCTCTGTAGCTCTCTTGGATGATGTTCTCGATGAGCTCTCTATCGGGAACTCTTCCGGAGTACACGTGATCGTGCCTCAGCTTGAAGAGCTTAGCGTCCCAGTCTGACTGCTTGTTGAGGCGATAGACCGGAATAGTCAGGATAGTCTGTTCTGGAGTTCGCTCGTAGTGCAATAGGAGATAGGAGTACTCTCTAGCGTCATAGTAGAGTGATGCAGACTTCTCTTCTGGAGAATCCTCAGTCTTGCACGTGAAGTTCTGTCGCTTTCCGTACTCTTCGGCGATAGAGATGACTCTTCCTTCTAGCTCCTTGTATGCGCCACGAGCTTTTTGACCGTTCAGGAATAGAACTCCTCTGTCTCCTATCCTTCTGATCAGGAGAGTGTCTGCTGCCTCTTCGATCTTGATCTCAGCTTCATATAGAATGTTCTTAGCTTCTTCGAACGTCATCTTCACTCCTCTATGCGTAGAATATCTCTCTGTCGAACAGAGACTGAGCCGTCTCCTTGGGGCTGAGCTCTGGACCTAGAGACTGAGCTATGAGCTGGACGAAGATCGACTTGACAGTCTTGTAGATGATGAGCTCTTCTTCTGTCAGCTTGTCGAATCCGGATCCAGTGAAGCCCTTAGAGGCATATAGCTGAGCGATCTCGTTTCGTAGACTAGTGATGTTGATGTAGTGACGGTTGTTGAATAGATAGATCGCGTTGTCGGACAAGCGCTTCGAGAGCCACTTGTTCTCTGACTCGGCTAGAGCAGCCTGAATGTCCTCTTCGACTGAGCCAAGATCTCCGGAAGTGATCTTAGGCACTTCCTCTACAGCTTCCGTGATCGATTTTACGTAGTCGTCGAACTTCATTAGTGTGCTTCTTCTGATGTTCCCTTAGATCTCTCTCAAGAATACTCTCAAGTCGTCTAGAGTCTTCTTCATGTCGCTTCTGTGGAAGAGAACTGCTCTTCCACCAGCCTTCTCGAAATCCTCGCAGTTCTTCGTATAGTCGTCGATGAGCAGAGTCTCTGAGTCAGCGAAGTCCATCTTGTCAGCTCTCTTAGCGACGAGGACTAAGTCCATCAGGCTAGTCCCGAGGTTCTTGTTCACCCACTCTCGCTTTCCAGCTCTAGCCGCGTCGTCTATCGCGTGAGACAGTATGTAGACTTTGAAGTCCTTCTTCTTCGAGTACGCGTACAGCCTAGAGTAGAGCCATAGACCTTCTACGATGCTAGGAAGGTCAGCCCAGAACCTCTCGTCGGCTTCAAGCAGCTTCTCTTCGTCCATCTTCTTGGTCTCAGAATCGTAAATTCCGGCATCGATGGCTCCCTTCAAGAAGTCTGCCAGAACGCCGTCCATGTCTATCGCAATCTTTCGAATCATGCTAACTCGCTATTCTCTGCTCGATACTTGTTATTTATACAGGCCAATCTTGCGCATAGCTTCTTGAATCTCGCTGTCGCTGACCGTGACACGCTTTCGTCCATCTCCGTAGATGTACAGAGGAATCTCATTCATGTCGATCTTGTAGCACTGGTAGACCCTCTTTCTGCTGTACTCCCTGATCGCGATCTTGCAGCCAGGCAAGATAGAGTTCAGCTCAGATTCTGAGAATATGGTCCTAGATCCGCTGGTTATGGCGCTCTTAGTGCGCTCCATGCCTCTCAGCAGAGTTTCTCTCATAGGAATAGACAGATGATGAAGATTCAGTCCTACGAAGTTGTTTATGTTCTTCGTAGAGGGTCCTGTGCAGTATACGAGAGGAACTTCGTCTACGCCGTCAGAGACGTCCTTAGCTTTGTATATGAACGTGTAGAAGTAGCCGTTCACGATAGAGTCTGCTGGCGTCATCCGATAGCTCCTGGTAGAAACTCTCTGGCCCATGTCTGCAGACTAGGAAGCTCATGATCGACAGTGACGTCTCCTAGAGAGAAGTACCAGCTGTCTCCGTTGTCGAACTTCCCTAGTCGGCATATCCTCTTCATCTCGTCTTCAGATGACTCAGCGACGAACTTTCTCACGTCTGCGAGAGAGATCATCTCGTCTCGGCTCTCTGTGCACGACAGATACCACCACAGATGCTCGTCAACGTCTCCTCCGACCCAGTCTCTCAGATGCGCTATAGCGTCGCTTCTAGGACTCTCAGAGCGCTTCTTGAACGTCACTGATCCGTAATCCCAGTCACGAGAGAACTTGACGTCTATGCACGCGTATGGAGAGAATATCGCTCTTCCGTGAATGTCTCTCTTGTATATGCGCAGATCTCCGTACTGAGAGTTCTTAGCTGGAGTGTCTATCCAGCATATCACTCCGGGAGTGAGATGTGCTTGCTCTTTTGAGCATATAGAGTGAACTATAGAGAAGCTCATCTTCTCGAGATCGAACAGCTTAGCCAGATACTCGGCAGCTGCCTTCTCGGCTAGGAATCCTGCGTCACTCAGCGGAGACTTCGTCATCTTCGTTCTCTTCCTCTCTGCGATCTCTCCGGTCTTCCGACTGTCCTATCGGTAGAGACTTTCCCCATGCTCTAGACCATATCTCAGAGAATGCGTCTTCTGACCACGTGTTGACCATCTCAGTAGAGTTTCCTTCACTATCTGCAGACGCTGTATTCATCGTCAGAAACTCATTAGACTCGTGCTTGTACTTGTTGTTCCACAAGACGAGCTTAGAGAAGTACGCAGACTGGAGAAGGAATGCGAGCGCTGAGTTCTCAGTGCCGTCGGGCTTATAGTAAGTGAAGTTGTGAATATAGTGCTCTATGATGTATATCACCATGTCCTGGATGAAGTCATAGTAGCTTCTGTCGTTCTTAGACTTCTTGATCTGGTATGCGCATATCTCTTGTAGATCGTCCCACAGCTGCTCGTGATCTCGATCAGATATAGTTCCAGCATTGTAGTCTAGCAGTCTCTGTCTCAGCTTTCTGTTGTCGATCCTCATAGTGTCAGCGCTCCTCTATCTTTCTATTTATCTCGGTAGATTATGCGCCCGCGCGTGAGATCGTATGGACAGACTTCTATCTGAACGCGGTCATCTGGATTCGTCTTGATGTGGAACTTCTTGTGCATCTTGCCAGCTAGCGTGCAGATGACTTCCTGACCGTTGTCGAGCGCGCATCTGAACCGGATTCCTCCTAGAGCTTCTAGCACAGTTCCGTCGAGTATGATTCCTTTCTCCTTAGCCATGTCAGATAGTCTCCAGTGACTCATAGTTTCTGTCGCAGACAGCTAGAATCCGGTTTACAGCTTCAGAGGACTCGAGAATGAGTCCAGACTTGTTCAGGTTGTCATACTGCCACTCGATCATCTCGTTGTAGCTGTCTCTCTTGCACATCTTCCAGAACTTCTCGTCTATCTCTTCGACTGTCGAAGACTGCTTGATCTTGCAGTCAGGGAATATCTCTTCATATGGACTGTCGTTAGACTCGTCGAAAACAGATCCGAAGAATCCCATTCCAGCGATAGAAGACTCGTAGAACCTGAGAGCTGACTTGCATCTGTTGAACTCGTTGTCTACGAGAGGAGCGATCTGAAAGTCTGATCTAGTGCTCCAGCAGCGTCTCGGATAGTTGTACGAGTTCGTCCAAGGTATGAACTGTATCTTTGGAGCGATGTCTCGGAAGAACCAAGGAAAGTCTCCCATGATCTTGAAGTCTATCTTGTCTTCTTGCACGCTCTTGATGACCCAGTCGCGCCAAGCGCTGTTCCAGTCTCCGAAGTCTCCCGTTCTACCAGGAAATCCTTTAGGCTCTGACTCTGACGGCTGACGAGCTGGAATAGGGTTCAGATAGTGTCCAGATGCTCCCGAGTAGAGAACGACGGGCTTCTTGATGTCTTCTTCGATAGGCTTCTTTCTGTCGCAAGACCAAAGAAATCTCGGAACCGTGTTCTTGACAGTTACGACGTTGTCTAGGCTGTACTTCTGCATGACGATCTTCTTGAGATAGTCTGTCGAGCACATGACTGTATCGAACAGCGGAAGTATCTGGTGAAGAGCATCCTCGACTTCTTCGTCGATATTGATCTGCTTTCTGCGCTGATACGAGACATTGTATGGAGGGAGACCTTCGTCTTTGAACGGACTCTTGAAGAACAGGTCGTCCAGCTCATATATCATCTTGAATCCGTACTTGCTCTGAAATCCTTTGTACTTCTGTACGGCGGTCAGATGTCGATATGTGCTCGGCTTCTGCCAGATGACTGCCTTAGTCATAGACAGTATAGTCGAGTCTGTCGTGTATATCGGAAGAATGACTGCCTTGAGACCGAAGTCGTTAGCGTTTATGAAGTCTGCGAAGAACCTGCATCTGACGTGACTGCATCCGCTGTTGTCAGCCAGATAGAACAGAACTAAGTTCTTCTTGTCGTCGTTGTTTACTCTCAGCATTTAGCCTCTGTGATATTTTGCATAAAATATACTCAAAAAGAGAGAATTCTTAGGTTCTCTGAGAATCGAGAAAAGCTACTGTAAAGTGAATTTTACACTTATATACTATTTACGAAGTATGCAAAAGTTCTTATATTCAATACGTCAGCCTCGCTAACATGGGCTGCTACGATAACTCTCATTAGATCTAAAAGAGGAAACTATACATGAAGAATTCGAAAAAGCCAATCAACTATGTCTACCACATGAAGCGACGCATGTCTGGCCGCCTCATCAGCAAGACTACTCAGAACCGCTATGTCTGTCTGTTCTCTGACGGCAGCAAGCTGCAGGTCGTTCCTGGTCTCAACGCTAAGATCATCAGCGAAGCCGACTGGAAATGGATCTCTGGCGCAGAGTCTAAGAAGTGGAAGCACAACAAGACTCAGTGGGACAAGTACCAGACTAGTCGAGCGCAGAAGATCATCTCTGCTCTGTAGATAGAAGTCTAGAGTTTCTTGAATCAGAAGCCAAAAAGAAGAGAGACCTCACGGTCTCTCTTCTTCGTATTCTTTGGTTCAGCTTGTTCGTTTGACCGATTAATCCTGATCGAATCCGACGTACGGAGAGCGACCAGAAGTTTCGATCTTCGGGAACAGATCGTCCACGATGCCAGTGACAGCCTTGTCGTAGCCGCTCGTGAAGAGTGCAGAAGTGACCATGCCACTTGCAGCGCTTTCGATAGCGGTTCCGGCAGGAAGCTTCCAGCCAGACTGCGGAAGATCCATCTTGAACGTGTCTTGGACATCCAGCCAGCCCTTCGGCGCATTGGCCGGATCGAACTGAGTGTAGATGCCATCGACATAGCTAGAGGCGACGAAAGCTGAATCTGGGATTCGCTTGTCGTTACCAATGTGATACTGTGACTTAGAAGGTAGCTTGTACATTGTTAAAATTCTCCTTGTTGTTAAATTTTATCCTGATTACCAAGTGCCTTCATCGTTGGTGTCGAAGCCAACCTTAGCAGCGAGACCTTCGAATCTGAGAAGTCTGTAGTAGTTCTCAGCGCCGAGCATGTTGTCAGCGAATGCGTAGCGGCTCATCACGCCAACTCTCGGAGAGAAGTCGCGAGGATCCGTAGCCTGAAGGGTCAAGCTGGTGATGTACGGGCAGTAGACCACGCCGCAGTTAGAGAGACCTTCACCCTTGTAGGCGATGAGAGCTTCTCCGTTGTCGACACCGGTGAGAGCGTCGACTGCGTTGTTGTCGATGAATACCTTGATGTTTCCGTTCAGAGTACCAGCAGCAGCGGTAGCAGAGCTTCCGTTCACGTTGGTCACGATCTTCGAGAAGTTCGGAGCAGCGATCTGGAGAGCTGTAGCGATGTCCGGAGAGACGACCGCGATGTTACCAGAGCTAGTACGAGTGCTCGTACGGATGTTGTTAGAAGCGCCGATGAGCTTACCGACGATGTTGGAGAGTCTCTCCTGAGACCAGCGGCCGTTCCAGCCGTCACCAACGCCACCATCCTGACCAGCAGCGACAGTGCCCTGAGCGAACTTGTAGGTCTTCGGGGTGCAGAGAGCCTTACAGTGAGCGATAGTCTCACGGTCGATCTCCTGAACGAGCTCTTCCTGACAGGTCTTGATCATCTCAGCCATCATGTCGAGGTGCTGCATAGACTCGATGTCCTGAGCAGACTCGATAGAGAAGCTGGAACCGACCTTACGGCTCTTAGCTGCGACCACCTGAGTAGCGAGCATGAGACCGAGTTCCGGCCACTTCTCGAACTTGTTCGGGTCACCGCCGAGCTTAAAGTGTTCTGCAGCTTCCGTCTCGACAGCGGTACCGGCATCCGGTTCGCCAGAGGCGTTGGCAGTAGAGCCAGTGAAGCCAGAGAAGCGCGGAACGTGCTTCCAAGCAGCTTCGATGATTTCCTGCGGGTTGGACGTCTTGTAGATTCTGCGGACTGCGCAGGCTAGAGACACCGGACCGGCCATCGGCTGAACACCGACGAGGACGTTAGCGAACATTTCCGGGAAAGCTCTACGGACGATAGCCATAGAGATGTTCGGAAGGACGCCCTTGCCTGGGCCGCCGTGCGGGATGCCCTGGTTCAGACCAGTAGCGCCAGCAACGCCCATGCTGAAGTCTTCGTCAAGTCTCATGCCCTTCTTGACCCAGCGATCCTGGTTTTCAAGCAACTTTGCAGTGTTGGCACGAATATACTTGTCCTGGATTGATGCAACAGAGAGTGCATTCGGCTTGTCGCTCCATGCCTCAGTGATTGTCTTCTGGGAATTAAGTATTTTCATTTCCTTTTACTCCTTGAAAATTCTTAGTCTAGTTCGACATACTTCGCCACTGAGGTTAGGTAGTCGTCACTTGATTCGTCGAGCTTTCTCGACTGTTTATGTGTCTTGATACGTTCGTTCACGAAGTCTGGCGTGCTGTCCTCTGTGTAGGACTTCACGAAAGATCTCGTGGGCTTAGAGTTAGTTCTCTCAGACAGAAGGCTCTTGTGCTCCTTCATCTGGATCTTGCTCTCTTGAATAGCTTGTTCCTTAGCTTCCTGGATTCTCTTTGCAGACTCCTTGAGGACTGTGCAGTAAGAATCGATGTCCGCCTTAGTCGTAGCGAAAGACTTCTCGGCGAAGAACTTTCTCACGTTTGCTCGGTCAGCAGCAGAGAGGTCGGCGACCTTCTCGGCGATGAGAGCGCGCTTAGCGTACTTCTCGGTGCGGTCAGTCAGCGTCATGTTCTCCTGGATCTGCTGCTTGAGAGTCTCTTCGAGCTCGGCTGCGTGAGCCTGAGCTTCTTTGATCTTCTTCTTGCCAGACAGATTGAGAGGAACGTACTGCTCTTCGAAGAGGTTCTGGATTCCCTTGATGATAGGGGCGAAGGTCTCGTTGACAGCGGTAGTCTTGATGAGATCTTCAGAGATGTTCTCCGTGATCGCGTAGTCAAGATACTTATCCAGCTGGGCGAGGATCGACTCTTCCATCAGAGACAACTCCTGTTCGTATTTTTCCGCGAAAGCCTTCTCGAAGTACTCGCTGATGTAGGCTTCGCATGCTCTCTCGACTTCTGCAGTCTTCTCGTTGAGCTTCAGACTAGCGTTCTTAGCGATCGTGTTAGTCTTGATCTCAAGATACTTCTCTGACAGAGCTTCGAGCTCAGCAGTCTTTGCCTTTGCGAGCTCGTCGACTCGCATAGCGATATATTCTTCGGCCTTTTCGGAAATCAGACTTGTCTCGGCTTTGACTCTAGACTCGACGGCTTCATCGAAAGAGGTCTTGACAGCAGTCAAGTCTTCTTCGGATAGGCCTAGGGTCTGGAGCTTTTCCATGATTTTGTCCATCGAATTTCCTCCGTTAATGATTTATATATTATGGAATTTCTCTGTAAAATTTGCTTTTTCAGTCATTTTTTAGAAAATGTTCACAAATTGTTAACTTTTTGTGAAATTTTCTTCGAATTTGCTGATCTTCTAGAACTTGTCAGCGAGTCCTCTGAGCTGCTCTACGTCGCCTTTAGCCTTGCTGGCGTCGATCTTCTTCTGCTTCTGGATGTCGAGAATAGCTCGCTTGATCTTCATGTTGAAGTAGTTTCGAGTATTCTCGTCGACACCTTCTAAGCACTTCTTGACGATACCAGAGAAGGAGTCGTACTCGTGAATAGGCTCAAAATCTTCCTCTTTGAGCTTCTTTCCGTTAGCGATGAGCTCTAGAATCTTCTGAGTCGGCTCTATCTCTGCTAGATCGACGTCTGAAGCGTCGACTACAGATCCTATGGCGCTCAGCACTCCCTCTACGTCATATAGAGCCTCTCCTGAGGGCTCAGATTCTGCTGCGCTTCTGTCGGCTGGCTGAACTCTCTTGAAGTCTGGATCGTCTTCTCGGTCTCTGAACTTGTCGTCCTCGGCTTCTCCAGCGTCTCCGCTTCCTTCGAGATCTTCTCCAGTCGATCCGCTAGGGCCCGGTCCAGGACCAGAGTCATCTGGACCAGCGTCGTCAAATCCTCCATCGAAGTCATCTGGACCAGTGTCTTCGAATCCGCCCACGTCGCCCGAGGGCTCTTCCATAGGAGGCTCGTCGTCATCAGCTTCTTTGAGAAGCTGCGAGAAGTCGACGGGCTTCACTCTCTCGTTGATGAACTTTCTAATGTCTTCTAGTGCCATGATCATAGCTCCTGTTGCTCTAGCGCTTCCTGCAAGTTCTTCTTCGAGAGCTTGAAGGTGTTTGCGCACATCAAGTAGTCGTATATTCTTCTGTTCAGCTTCACGTCCACGTTCTCGTTCATGATCAGAGTGAGAATTCTGAGCTTGTCCTTCTTCATGATCGCGTCTGCGATAGAGTCGAACGTCTTCGAGTACATGCGGTATAGCACATCGTAGCTAGACAGATCTTCTCTATCGCACAAGCTCATGATCAGCTTGCGGAGAAACTCTTCCTTCTTGCTGATGCGGTAGAAGATAGAGAACTTGGTGTAGAGCGGTCTTCCCATTTTAGTTATTTATCCCCAGTTTATCAAGAAAGATCGAACTTCGGAAGATCTTCGAGCTTCACCTTCTCCTGCGGCGGAAGAACCTTCTTGACCATCTTCAGCAGCTCGTCTGAAGAGAAGCAGAGATTGTTCTGGATATAAGTGTTCCCAGCGCTCTGTCCCGCTGAAGCAGCTTGCTCAGCAGCTACGTCATGCTTTATGTTTCCGTTTCCCTTGTCCTCTACGATCTTGTAGTCGGTGACCATCTGGTCGATCTTCGCTAGACGCATAACGTTGTCAGACACGGTCTTAGACAGAGCGCCGTAGACTTCGAATAGATGAGGATTCGTTCCTATCTTCAGCTGAGACTCGATCACGTCCATCACAGCGCGGTTGTCGGAGATGAGGGACTTGAGCTGTGTCTTCATGTATGCGCGATCTTCCAAGTCGTATCGCTGCGTCATCGTGTTGAGCTTGACTTCAGCTTCGAGCTTCACGATCTCTTTGTGATCTTCTTCTGCTTTCTTCTTCAAGTCAGCGACCGAAGGATTGTCATCATCCTCCACGGTAGGAACTGTCTGAACGAGCTCGTCGCCGAGGGACTCTTCGTCTAAGAAGCTCATCGGGTTAGGAGCTGCGGAAGTCACTTGCTGGATTGGATCAGGTGCCACGACGTTGTCGATCTCGAACTCGCGGCATAGCGCATCTATAGAATTTTCTAAGCTCATCAAGTTACCGTCTATTAGTTTGATGAGTTATTTATATGCACGAAAGTCCGCCAGGTCGTTAGTGCCCAGCGGACTTGTTGTAAGGGATGCCTTGTTTGTTTAGAATTTCAGCATGCGAGGCTTGAAGAACTCTTTGAGCGAGTCGAGCTTTCTGGCGACGACTTTGTCTATGTCGCTCATGTCCTTCTTGATGCGCTGCAGCTCTTGATCGAGCTCTCCGAACTCGATGCGCATCTTAGCCATGTCGGCCTTCTTGATCGAGCCGATCTTCAAGTCTAGAATGTATTCAGCGCCTTCCTTTGCTCTCGGATGACCCATGAGGTAAGGCATGTTCTTCATCAGGTGCTCTACCGCGTCGTCGGCAGCGAGTGCAGCCTGAATGACCTTCACGTTCTCTGCAGCGCACATGCGGCACTCGACATGAAACATGCGGTCGTCTATCTCGCTAGCGCGGATAGAGAGCAGCTTAGTCTCCTGCTCTCTGCGCCAGTCTAGCCAGATCTGCATGTACTCGATGAGCGACTTCTTCAGGAGCACAGTGTCGATGTCTCTCAGCTGAGGATTAGCGCTCTTGCGGCGGTCCAGAGCGTAGTACTGGACATACTGAGACTTGATGAGATGCTTGTGGATCCTCTTCTCGAACGTCTCTTCTTCTTCGTAGAGAACCTGGAAGTTGCACTTGTTGTCCTTAGTCGATGCGTCGTTAGCGTTGAGAATGCTCTTGTCGTTCTTGTCGGCCATGAGCTTAATCATAGCGTTCTGGAAGTCTGAAGGCTTGAACTCCGGGCAGTACCCAGTCACTGTGAGAAGGAATCGGTTTCGTCCCTGTGGCGTTATCTCGTAGTCGCACTCGTAAGTGATCTTCCCAGATCCAGTCTCGTATATCGTCTTGAGCTCTTCTTCCGTAGTGAGAAGCTTTCCTCCATAGACAGAGTCTGGGCCATGAAAGACTTTGAACAGATCGCTCATCTTAGTCTTGTCGCCCTTCTTCAGAACGATCTTCATCGCTTCTACGATCTCTTGCAGGTTGTGGTCGGGAGTCTCTAGACGTACTGCCACGCCGATTCCTTTTCCGCCGTTGACGAAGAACAGCGGGAAGTCCATCGGAATGTCGATAGGCTCCATGTACTCGCCCGAGAAGTTAGGAACTTCGTCTGCTACTGCATAGTTCTCGAAGCATCTCTGTCCTAGCTTGCTGAATCGGCACTCGGTGTATCTCGCGGCAGCTGGCTCATCGTCTAGGCTTCCCCAGTTTCCCTGTCCCTGAACGAGACTGTATGTCTGATTGACTAGACCCCCTAGTGCTCCATAAGCTTCCGAATGAGGATGATACTTTCCCATGCAGTTCTTTGCAAATGTGCCACATGCTAGTGCAAAATTATGTTCTTCACTGTCTACTTCAATATTGTATACTGGAATCTTCTGATCGAGATGAATAAATTTTACTGATTTAACTTTGTTTTCAGTAATGTGTACAGGCATCAAAGAATCTCCTTCTTTTAGGTTGCCTGCTTCAATATAGCTGCCACTTCTTCCGAGTATTTTATGTTCTTTAGTGCATCTAAATGATAGGTCATTGTCTAATGTGACCTCGACAATCTCATCAACTTCGGATGATACCCAGCATTTTATTATCTTTGAAGCTACTATAGAACCATCTAGCTTAGATGAGAATGTATATACAGATTCTCCTCTATCTATCTTATCGTACAGATCCGAGATCAATATCTCATTTCCGTTTACATCTAAAATTGATGTATCTCCAGTGAAACACTCGCCAGTGACTCTAGCGGACTTGACGGTCGGAGCAGTGTTCCAGGCCTTCAGGTCATACATAGCTTTTAGGAGTCTTCGCTGGGAAGGCTTGAGTCCGTCGCGGATAGAAGGAATCATGCGGTCCTCGATCACGGACATTCCGTATTCCTTGATGTTGAACTCCAGTATCTTTGAGAGGTCCTGCTGTGGTATTTCTTCCTGAAATTGCTCTTCTGTCTTTAGAAATTTGCTCTTCTTGCTCATACAGTCTAAATCTAGAAAATCTACATAGCTATGACTTTCTGCTGAATCAGATATCTGAGATAAGCGTAGATGTGCTTGCAGAAGGTCGGTATCTGCTCTGCGTTCTGTACCTTGTTAGGTACTCTAGAGTTGCTAGGAACAGTGCCAGCGTAGTTCTTGTTCTTATATAGTGGATATGCTACGTTGAAGCGGAATGCGTTGCACGTGCACTTCACTTCTACCATAGAGTCGATATTCCAAGCGTCCTCCAGAGTCTTTCTGTGAAACTGGCATATGACGCTATACGTCTTAGATGTGCTCTGAGACTCTATAGTACCTCGACAGACCATAGTGAGGAGATCCTTTCCCTTAGAGGTAGAGCTTATGACTTTGACGGTCTTGTAGTCAGAGTACGGAAATACCTTCTTGAAGTTGTCTCTGAGCTGTATGAGGCTGAGCTTCTCGTCTACTCTAGCGCTCTCTTCGATGAAGTCTAGAAATCTCATCTTCACAGTCTGTCCCTCCTTATGTAGTACTTCTTTCCGTACTGTCCTATGATGCGCTGAAGCAGAGCCCACTCGATGATGCGGTTCTTCACAGCGTACAGTATGTGATTTAGAATATGCTGATTGCTGAATCCAGCTGTCTTTCCTCCAAGGCTTCTGCGAATAGCGGATATCATCTCGGACAAGCTGCTGTAGGTGAATCTAGCTTGGTTCAGAACTACAGTCTGTAGATCGTAGAAGGAAATAGATCTCTTTGCTCTCGGATGCTTGTAGTCATACAGATAGCAAGACGCGATCTGTTCGTCGCTTAGCGAGTCCATGAGAGTCTTGATGGTCTCTTCTCTCGTGAGAAGCGCTGCGATGGACTTCTCGTAGGCTTCTCTCTCCTTCATGTCTAGCTTATAGTCTTCTGCTGGGTACTTCACAGCGAATGCGTTACAGACTCTCTCGGCGAGCTCATAAGCTGGAATAGAGTCAAGATCAGCTGGATCTATCTCCAGCTTGCTCAGCCAGTCTTCGCCTAAGAAGCTCTGGATCCACTTAGCTCTCTCGAAATAGTCAGTCGACGACATCTTCTTCACTCCTGAATAGCGCATACTTGTTGATAGGGAACGTGTTGACTCTCTTAGCCCACTTATCGAATACTGGAACCCTGAGTCGATCGATGTCCTCTGGGAGCTCTCCAGCAGACTCGTGAACAACGCATACGGGTATAGTGCATATTCCTATCTTGTTTCTGAGAGCTTGAATGCAGAAGTCGACGTCGTAGAAGTGATAGCCTTCGATAGATTCATCGAATCTCTGCTTCTTGAATACGTCGGTGTGAATCCACATGATGCATCCGTCGATCGATGCTAAGCCGTCGTGATAGCCAGGCCAGTCCTTCATCTCGTATACTTTCTCTGGCTCTACTGGCTTCTTGTCTGGACCTAGAACTTTCTGCATGATGTAGCCAACTCCGTTGACTTCTCGGTCTGGAACCCACCAGTGCATGAGATAGTCTAGATTCAGAGTTCCGATCACTCCAGCTATGCGCTGATTCTTCTGGTAAGCTTGACGGAGTCTAGCTTCAACGATGTCTTCTGGCGTTCGTATCTCTACGTCATCATGCATGAAGCAGACCCAGCCTTCGTATTCTCCGAGCATATCGATAGCTCGGTTGTACTTCTTGCACATAGAGTTTCCGTACGAGTTGTCGAGGAACGTGATGTCCAGCTCGGCGTCATACGGCTTAGGTTCGATAGTCGGTATGAAAGTCTTTATGCTCACAGTCTTAGTTTCCTAGCATGGGTATAGGTATAAGTTCATAATCTACAGATATAGTCCTAGCGACTCTAGACCTTTCCTGGATAGCGCAGACACTCTCAGAGTAGGCCATTCCTTCTGACACTTCGATAGCAGATTGGACATGATGTACACCTTGCTTACGACTGGCTTCTTGACAGTAACGGTAGCATCTGACTTGTTCTTCTGTCGCACGTGAGCCATAACTTCGACTTTGTATCGGGTCAGAAGACCTACAGCGTTCTTGTAGATGAGATCGATATACAGCTTCTTAGAGTCATCAGAGCAAGAAGAGATGAAGCTGTCTCTGTCTTCAGACATCACGACGCTTCTCTTGAACGTGTCCCAGTCATCGTACAGCTTAGCTATAGATTGCTCCGGAAGCTCCATAGTAGAAGACGCGAACCACGTGTCTAGGTTGTCTCTAGTCCATAGTGACTTCTTGAAGAGAGTCTCTTTTAGACCGCGTATCTCGCTGCGAAGCTCTCTAGAGTACGTACGGAAGTCGGTCCACGTGAACCCGTCGTTCGTCTTCAGAACTGTGTCTAGGTAACTGTCGTCTGACTTCTTGAGTCCTTCTATCTTGATGACACAGTCATAGCTAGTCTCGGGACTGTTGATGTTGGAGAACAGAACTTCTCCGTTCAGAGTTCCGGAGATCTCGTCTGCGCGATTGATCGTGTTGATCGTAGTGATCAGCTTGTCATACTTGCACAAGACGAATGAGTGTATAGGCTTGCTGTCGATGCAAGAGCTGAGCAAGTCTCTGGACAGAGGCAGCGTAGTAGCGTTGACGTCATATATGAAGCTTGAGTCTAGCATACATTATTTATTCCGTGTCTGATAGTCTAGGACTCCGGAGGAGGGACAGAACGTCGTCTCACAGAAGTATATGCGCTTGTTGATCCAGAACAGGTCGACTCGAACGAACTTGAACAGATTAGAGATTCTCTTAACGACAGGCTTCATCGCTTCGACGGCTTCCATCTGATCTCTTCCTAGACCGTGCTGGAGAGGCCAGCTTCCCAAGCACCAGTCTAGATCATTACCTTCAGCGTCAGTGAACGCGAGATGCTCTATGAGCACTTTGCTCAGCTTTCTCTGGATGTCGATAGCGACGATCTCTCCGTCGCAGCAGTAGAACTGGTAGTCTAGCGGAACGACGTCTCTGCTCGTCAGAGAAGGCTGAACTAGAATAGCAGGAACGATCGGCTCGTACTGCCACTCGTACCCAGCGATGTATGCGTAGTTAGTGTCCAGCCAGGTGCGAATCCTCTTCATTAGGAAGTCTGTGTTGACTCCTTCGAGAGCGTTGAATCTGATGTTGTACCCAGAACCGTGATTGCACTTCAGAATGCAGTCATTTCTAGATCCGTAGCAGTCTATGGCTTCTCGTATGTCTAGATCTGTCGGCTTGTACTTCTCGTACAGGATAGGAATTCTGATGTTCTCGAGTCCTAGATCGTATAGCTCTTTGTAGACTGCGCACTTGTCTGCCCAGAGAACCTTCTTAGGATTCATGTCGTACAGCTTTCCGTACGCGATCAGATCTGCTAGATTCTCTGGATCTTCTACATGCAGATGCGGAGCGTTCTCTAGCAGCCATCTGCGTCCAAGAGTCCTCCTCTCTTCGAATCCCGTAGCGAATCTGAAGTCTTCGTATCCTATGCGGTGATGACTCTTAGACTCCTCCTTGAACTCCGTCGCTCTTCTCGTGCTGTCGTTCTCTTCGATAGCGTTCCAAGCGTCGTGCATAGATTCATGCAGTTCTGGCTTCACGTAAGCAGAGAACTGCGACTTCATGTCTTGGTCTACGTAGTCATAGTGCCCATAGAAGCAGTTCTCTTCTATCTTCTCCGAATACCAAGGAATCTTGCTAGAGCAAGAGCCTCGCTTTATCTTCTGGTCCCAGTCCCATCTAGACCTGAGATGATAGTGGTATAGACGGACGTTGCTGCTGTAGTCGACTTCTGCGAAAGAAGTGTTGTCTAGAGGCCAGGTCTGAGATACGACTTGTCCTTTCTTCTTGTCATACCATGCAGTGAACACAGCAGCGTTTCTCTTGCCGTTGACGAACGGAACATGACCCGCTTCGTCTACTCCCGGCTGAA